CAGACATAGCGCGACGGTGCCGCGCCATGTTTCGGCCTAAGTTAGATTGCGTGATGGTCAGTCAGGCGCAAGGTGCCTTGCTTGACCAGCTTGTCACCCTCTAGCGTGTAATAACCATGAAATTTGCGGCTCTTGTAAATCGCAAACATGACGTTCTCTTTGCCGAAAGTGTCGTCATGCTTGGCGATGTATTTGCCAAGCGCCTTAAGCGTAGGCTTGAGCGGGTAAAGCGTGATCTTGTCAGAGCCAGCTTTGAGACCGTTTGCGTGATAGATGTTTCTCATTGGTTTTGATCCTTTCTATTTACTGCCGATTGTGGCTTGTGATGTGACATGGCACAGAATGGTGTCAGGATAGGCAATGCAATCATAGTTTTTGCCGCGTCCGACATACAGGCAACCATCCTTGCCAATCTTGAACAGGTCACGGCCTGCTGCATCCCATTCTGCCGCAATGCGCGGCGTTACCTGAATTGTCTTCAGATAGGTTGATAGGTTAACAGTGCGGCCATTGCCTAGCTGGTCCTGTATCCAATCAAATGTCTGCTGTGCTAGTGACATGGTGTGACCCTTCCTATTTCCAGAAACGTGTGCCGTAGGTGGCAAAGCAAAAGACAAATCCGACCATGCTGACAACAGACAGCACAATTGACGTTTGCGTTAACCAGTTATCACCGGCCACATGCAAGGCATAGATGCCAAGCAAAAGCCAGAAGAGGCAGGAGAAAAGGAAAGAGGCCATAAACACGCCGCAGTCAAACTTAGCAATGCGTGAATGATAGGCGTCTAAATCGTAGCGTTTCATTGGTTTGATCCTTTGTTGATTGCTAGTGATATCTATACCTACCAATGGCAGGCTATACTGTCAACAAGAAAAATGATATTTCAGAAATATTCTTCGCACGGCACAGCACAGCAAAGCACAGCAAGGCATTATATATATGCAAGCAATGGCGACGAATTAGGCCAGCGAATGGGTGCGGTTTGATTTGGTGGTGGAGCTTTTTCAATACACAATGAAGACAGTAACGCGCGGCAATGCTGGCGATGCAATGCGGCAGGGTCAACAATGCAGCGCAGCGCTAGGCATAGGGGGGGTCATTGCTAGGCCACCCACCCCAGACAGCGCGGCCTGCCTATATATATGTTAATTGACCCTTACCCACACACAGCCGGAGGAGACATGGCTAGGCTAACCCCAAGCAAAGCAGAGGCAGTTGCATCGTTAGTGATGGACGGCCACAGTCTTGTCAGTGCTTGTAAGCAGGCAAAGATCAGTAGGTCGTCTTTGTATGCTAAGATGCAGGATGATGTTGAGTTAGGTAATCTTATCCGCAGGGCGCAGCAGCAGAGTGCTGAGAAGGCATTAGAGGATGTAGAGGTTATGTATCAGGATCAGCTTCAAGGTAAGAAGAAATATGATCCTAATGTGTTGAGGGACTATGCCCTGCATGTGCGTTGGAAGGTTGGCAAGGTTATGCCGGATCAGTATGGTGATGCGAAGAACCGTGCTGGTGTAGAGGTGAGTGACGGCACAGTACGAATTGTTTGGGAGGAATCTTAGACATCCCAGTTTGGCTTGGGCTGTACCTAGTTTTGTAACGTTAACCTAATCTGCGAACCAGTTGTTGGTTAGTTTTTGAGGTGTCGGTGCAAGATTTTGTGTTTCGACAGCAGTCCAAGCCAATCCTTTTTTGGAGGCTTGATGCAAGTTAAGATTCCCTACAAGCCTAGAGAGTTACAGGCTGAGATGCACTCCAGCGTAAAGCGTTGGAACGTGCTTGTGATGCACCGCCGTTTTGGCAAGACGGTCTGGGCAGTTAATCATCTAATAAAGTATGCGCTGACTTGTGAGCTACCACGGCCACGAGTTGCGTTTATTGCGCCTACCTTTACGCAGGCGAAGCGTATTGCTTGGGATTATGTGAAGTATTATGCGTCTGTGATCCCTGGCGTAAGTTTTAATGAGACTGAACTGCGTGTAGACTTTCCGAATGGTGGCAGGCTGATGCTTTTGTCTGCCGAGAATCCAGATAGCTTGAGAGGTATCTATCTTGATCTATGTGTATTCGATGAGTTTGGCATGCAAAATCCCAGGGTGTGGGGGGAGGTTGTTCGTCCTGCCCTGTCTGATAGGGAGGGTGCGGCTGTATTTCTAGGCACCCCAGCAGGCCATAATCATTTTTTTGATCTATTGGAACAGGCCAAGTCAGAGACGGCGAATGGTTCTGACCAGTGGTATCACAAGGTTGTGAAGGCGTCTGAGAGCAATCTTGTAAAGGCAGAAGAGCTTGAAGCTGCGCAAGCGCAGATGACGCCGGAACAATATGAGCAGGAGTATGAGTGTTCATTCACTGCTGCCATTATCGGAGCCTACTATGCAAAGCTGCTGGTTGATGCCGAAGATAGTGGAAGGGTTACAAGGACTCCATATGATCCTGCTTATCCTGTGCATACCGCATGGGATTTGGGTATAAACGACAGCACAGCTATCTGGTTTGCGCAGGTCTTTCGTGGTGGTGCGGTGAATATCATCGACTACTATGAAAGCTCTGGCGTTGGTCTTGACCACTACGCAGACATTCTCAAGCAAAAAGATTATCACTATGGCGACCACCTGGCACCGCATGATATTGAGGTGCGAGAGTTGGGGTCTGGTAAAAGTCGTCTGGAGACTGCATACTCGCTAGGCATACGTTTTCGTGTTATACCGAAAATGAAAGTTGCCGATGGCATCAATGCAGCTAGGCTACTGATACCCAAATGTTGCTTTGACAGAGACAGGTGTGCGGATGGATTGGAAATGCTCAGACAGTATCGTCAGGATTGGGACGATAAAAGAAAAGTATTTCGCGATCATCCGAGGCATGATTACACATCTCATTGTGCGGATGCGTTTAGGTATCTGGCTGTTGGGCTGGAAAACAGGGCAAGTGTTGGACGCCCTTCACAGCAAACTGCGCTTAGTGAGTACAATCCTTTCCAGATTTAGGAGACGATAATGGGCGGTCCTGTCAAAACAGTTTTGAAACCAATCAAGCAGGTTGCAGATGTAGTGGCCGATCCGGTTACGAAGGTGGTTCAAGAAGCTGTGAAAGCACCTGCGGTTGCAATCAATGTGGCTGAAGCGCCATTGAAGGCAGCAACAAAAGCCGTAGAGGTTGCGTCTCAACCTGTACTAGAAGCAAGCAAAACGATTGTCGAGACTGCCAAGGATGTGGTTGAGCCGCTTGAGAGGCCGGTCAAAAAGGTTGGCAAAGAAATTACAAACATTGCAGAGGATGCGGTCAAACTTGCAGGCGAGGCTTTTGAAGAGGTTGTTGAGAAGCCGGTGAAGAAGGTCGGCACAGAGCTTGTTGATACAATCACTGGTATGGATAAAGAAGATCGTCGCGGCACAACACCTGCTGTCACTCCAGAGGTCACACCAGAGGTGGTGCCGGATGAAGGTGGTTCGCGTGGACGTAGGCGAGATACGCGCTCAAAGAAACCTGGTGCTGCTGGCACCCTTCTTGAGGGCGGGGGCGTTCTTTACGATTAGGAGTAAGCTATGAGTTTTTTGACACCAAAGTTTCCCGCACCGCCACCACCGCCGCCTGTGCCGCCAAAGGTTGATGTTGGCAGGGCGCGTAGCATGGCTGAAGAGGCTGAACGAGAAGAGCGTCAGCGTCGTCGTGGGCGTGGCTCAACCATTGTTGCGGGTGCGCTTGGTGAGCAAACAGGACAAACTGGCGGCACCCCAACCTTGATGAGTTAGACATGGCAAAAGAAGCAGCGCCTCTAATCAAACGCTACAACAGCCTGAAGTACAAGCGTGACAACTGGGACACGCACTATCAGGAACTTGCCGACTACATGTTACCGCGCAAATCAGACGTTGTGAAAAAACGCTCTCGCGGCGAAAAGCGCATGGAGTTGATCTATGATGGCACGGCGCTGCAAGCCATAGACCTCATGGCTGCTTTCCTGCATGGTATGCTTACTAGCGGCGCATCTCCGTGGTTTCATCTGGATATCAAAAACGAAGCATTGAACCGCGACGATGATGTGCGTGAGTGGCTACAAGACACCAGTATGCGTATGATGCAGGCGTTTCAAAGGTCAAACTTTGAGACAGAGGTGCATGAGGCATATGTTGATCTCGTTGTTTTTGGCACAGCGTGCATGTTCTGTGAGATGGACAAAGACAAGCTGCGCTTTAGCACGCGCCATATCTCAGAATACTATGTGTCTGAAGACCAGTATGGCATGGTTAACACCGTGTATCGTCTTTACAAGTCAAGCGCACAACAAGCTGTAGAGCGGTTTGGTTATGACAATGTCGGTGATTTTATTCGCAAGACATTTGAGAAAAAGCCTGACGATGAAGTAGAGATTCTGCACGCAGTCTCGCCGCGCATCCAAAGAGATGTGACGAAGCCAGACAATTTGAACATGCCGTTCATGTCTGTGTATGTCTGCAAAAAGTCAGAGATGATTATTAGCGAGGGTGGCTTTGAAGAACTGCCATATGTCGTCCCGCGCTTCTTGAAAGCAACCGGCGAGACTATGGGGCGCTCTCCTGCTATGACTGCCCTACCAGATGTGAAGATGCTAAATCTCATGTCAAAGACAATCATACAGGCTGCGCAGAAGCAGATTGACCCGCCATTGCTTGTGCCTGATGACGGCTTTCTTTTGCCCATCCGCACACAGCCAGGTGGTCTGAACTTTTTCCGCGCTGGCACAAGAGAAACAATCACACCGCTCAACACAGGTGCGAACATCCCTATTGGCTTGAGCATGGAAGAGCAACGTCGCGCTGCCATCCGACAAGCGTTCTATGTAGATCAGATTTTGACCGCAGGCTCTCCGCAAATGACAGCAACTGAAGTCATACAGCGTCAAGAAGAGCGTATGCGTGTCATCGGGCCTGTGCTTGGCAGGTTGATGAATGAGTTGCTGCGTCCGCTGATTGACCGTGTGTTTGCGCTGATGCTACGCGCAGATATGCTGGCAGTGCCGCCCACATCCTTGCAAGGCATAGATATCGACGTTGAATATGTTTCGCCGTTGGCAAGGGCGCAAAAGTCTAGCGGTTTGAACAACACCATGAGGGCGCTTGAGATACTGTTGCCGCTATCAGAAGGCTTGCCGGTTGCGGATCACATTGATCCTGATGGACTTGTGCGTCATGTCACTGACTCGCTGGGTGTGCCAAAAGTTACATTGAAATCGCAGCGTGAGGTGAATGAAACGCGTCAGC